GTATGCTGACTCCCGCTCCCAGGGTGGTAAGATGGTGTCTGGTGACTCCAAGCAATCGGGTGCTGAATACACCCATGGTCGCAGAGTCAAGGCAGCAAACCCTGGTATGCAACCTGACGTGGGTGGTAAGACCAAGCCCAAGTCGCAAGGTAAGATGGATCGTGGCACCCGTGCCGATCTTGACTACCGCAAAGCAAACCTCAAAAAGAAAGCTAACGAAGAGTTTGATGTCTGGTTTGAAGAGGTCCTGAGTGACCCTGACTTTGACACTCTTTCGTTTGAAGAATTGCATGACCTGTGTGTCGAAGCACTCCTTGAGTTGGATGGAGAAGTGCTGACCGAGGCACTGGAAATGATCGATGGCACGGACCTTCTGGTTGAGCGTGTGGATCCTAAGGAGACCCAGCGCCGCAGAGACCAGGCCAAAGATCGCCTTGCTACTGGCGCCGCTATGAAGCGTGCTGCCGATAAGTCTGCTTCGGGTGGATCTTCCCCCTCCCGTAGCGAGCGCCTGAAGGGTGCCCTTAAGACCGCTGCATCTGCAGTCCGTAAGGGTATCGTTGGTGCTGCTAAACTTGCTGGCAAGGCAGCAGGTCATGCTAAGAATCTTGCAAAGGACAGCGCCTCTGCTGCCAAAGATGGTTACAAGTCCACCCAGAGCGACGGTGGGTCTTCTTCCAGTGGTAGCGAAGGTGGTAGCAGCGAGCCTGCTAAACCCTCTGGTCCTTCTGCACCTTCAGGAGCACAGAAGTCTGGTGACTCTTCTAAGAATAAGGGTCCTGGTCTCGCTAGCAAACTGAAGAAAGGACTGAAGAAAGCAGTCGGTGTTGGATCCCGTGCAGTTAGCAAGGCAAGCGGTTACGTTGCTAAGCGTCTGGGTGAGGAATCTAAATACGACTGGCGTAAAGAGATGATGGGGGAAGAGTGATAATGGATAGAGAGAAGACGACACTTAAAACTGTCAAGAAAAAAGGTATCACTATCAACCCAAAAAAGGAAGATCTCATGAAAGAAAGTTTTAGAAGTAGTATTTCTTCGGAAATTGAAAGTCTTAAAGAGGCTGCCAAGAAGAAAGCAAAAGAAAAGAAAACCAAAGAGCCTCGTTGGCAGGACTCTGATGGTGATGGTAAATGGTATGAGCCTGGTGAGGACGTTGCGGTGAAGAAGGAAGAAACTACCATCGATACCAGTGAAGCAACTAGACTTGCTGAGCAGCGTCTGAGACAGCGTATGATCCAACAAACCCAGGATCATGATCGCTACATGTCTGGTCTCAGTGCAGAAGACTACGATTCTCTATAAATAGCTGAGCCCAATATTGGATTCAGATCATGGTCTCTTTTCTTCTTCCCCTTGCATACAAGGTGGTCGATGCCGCTGTTGCAAAGATCCCCGATGACGCAGAGCTCGGTGAGAAACTCATCGAATTGTGCCTGCTGATTGTAGGTAAGGCAGTCAAACTAACTAAAACCACTGCTGACGACGAGCTCTTTGACAAAGTGAAAGAGGCACTCATCGCTAGAGAAGAGGGTTGATACATTTGGGGTCGAAAGACCCCTTTTGTATAAATAAGATTAGAAACACCCACGCATTATTGGAGTAAGGAAACATGTCTCTTTACGGGAGAACTGACTCAAACGCAAACAAAACTCAAGCAGGTCTTGCCCGTGGTAACGGCGCTGGGTCCGCTACCGAGACTATCGTATTCATTGATGCTACCGAAGCAGGTCTAGACGAGAATAAGTCTCGTGGCATCAGCAGCCCTGGTTGGTGGGCATATCGCACCTACACCGACCACGCAGGCAATACACGCCATAAGGCAGAGCAACTCGCCTTTATCTCTAACCCCGACGGCACTGAGACTCAGGCTGACGACACCATCGCAGCAGATGCAGCATCGGCAGTCATCATCGACACCCAACCCGCTGCTTCTACATCCGCTTCTGGTGCTGGCACCTTCACTGTTGCCACCAGCACGACTGGCACACCTGGCACCCTCACCTATCAGTGGCAACGTCAGACCGCCAGCGCTACTACACGTTGGGTCAACATTGCTGCCGACACAGACACAGGCATCACTTATGCAGACTTCACGACAGCAACTCTTGCTTACAGTGCTCTCGCTGACGACTCTCTAGATGGCTACAAGTATAGAGTCAAGATTACATCGACTGGTGGCACGGAAGAAGTGATCTCTGATGGTGTTGCAACTGTGACCTTCGGCACCTGATACATATAGTATCGACATCATAATGTATGCACTTTGAGAGTCTTTCCGAAAAGAATCATCTCCTGTTTGCTATAAAACACTACAGTAACCCTCAGTCGGTTACTGTAGATGATTTTATGGAGGACATGAAGAAATTCAAATACCTCAAGAGGTTACTCAAGAGGTATCTAAAGACGGGGACTCTCAGGACCAACTTGATTATCAATCACATCATCGTATTGTTTAATGTGTTTGGTGAGGCAACTATTCCGTTGCTCATGTATAAACTTGAGAGGGAATACTGGTCGCTTCTTAAGACCTTTCTGATATATTTGGATAGGTATCCAGAATTGAATCAAGGATCTCTCAAGCAAGTGGATATCGATATGGAAGTTTATGACATCTTGGTTAGTTTATGAATGAAGATGCACCCACAATGAGCGTAGGGACTGGAGGTTTCAGCGGTAGTGCTGCTGCCACAGGTCCTGTTGCAGGTTTTGATCCTCTGCTTGGCAAAGGTAGGAAGGTCAAGAAGAGAAAGTTTAAGCCAAAGGGTCACGTTATTACTAACGTAGGCATCGGTGAGTCGTATCAGAATAAAGATGCAGGAGTATTGCCTTTCCTAGTTACCTATGATGGACAGCAACTGTATGTCCTCTATGGTAAGTCGCCCTCTGAAATTATGATTGAGCTCAGGAAAATCTATAGACCTGAGAATCATAAGCACATCAAGGTTACCCGTCTTTATCCCAACCAAGTCATTAAATTTTATTGGGATAAACGTCAAAGAGCAATGGGTATCGACTGATGTTTGGTCTTGCCAAATTAGAAGTATTGCAATCTAAACTTGACATTTACGAGGATCTCTCTAAAGAGATGCTTGATAAGTTAGAGCGTGCTGTTGGCACCATCTCAGAGAATAGTAACAAGGTTGCTATCATCTTAGAGCGTCATGAGAATAGACTTGACGAAGGTGATAAAGCAAACCAGGCAATCATCAAGATGATCAACGATCATCAGAAGTATGATGAGAAAATGTTTGAAAGAATCACCGAGAGGTTTAGTGAAGTAGAAAAAAAGATTGACGATCTGTATAAGTTTAGATGGATAGCTGTGGGGATTGGCGTTGCTGCTGTTGTCATCCTCAAAGCACCAGATGTTTTCGGAAACTTCTTGACTCCCAAGGCAAACACTGCTAGCATGACTCCAGTAGAGATCCATCGATCCGTATGAGTTTTGTCGATACCCGTTTCATCGAGAAGGCGGGCATTAGACTGGAGCGATTCAAGCATCAAGGGGGGACCTACAACTGTAGGTGTCCTTACTGCGGTGACTCGCAAAAGCAGAAGTCTAAAGCACGAGGATATTTCTTTCCTAGGAATGCCGATTACTTTTACAAGTGCCACAACTGTGGGATATCTAAGTCTGTACATCGTTTCCTAAAGGACCATGCACCTGATCTCTATGCAGAATACCTGCTTGAGAAGTATCGAAAACCTATACGTCCTAAAGAGAAACCTCTCGACCTCTCGGCAAGACCAAAGTTTGCTAAAAAGGTATCAGGTCTAACACCTATTAGTGAGCTAAATACTGGACACCCTGCCAGAGAATTCTTAGAGAAGAGACAGATCCCAGAGGAATCGTTTGCTTCTCTTTTTTACACTGACCGTTTCAAACGGTGGGTCAACTCTCAACTACCAAACTACATCGAGAATCTACAGAATGACAGACCTCGTATTATTATTCCTTTGATTGATGAGACTGGTAGATGGTTTGGTGTCCAAGGTAGGTCTCTTGCCCCAAAGTCAAACCTACGATATGTTACAATACTATTTGACAAGGATCGACCTAAACTATATGGTATTGACAGAGTAAATTCTGATGAGGAAGTTTATGTCACAGAAGGACCCTTTGACTCCCATTTCCTTGTCAACGCTATTGCTATGTGTGGTAGCGATGTTGACCTTAGCGGTTATGATCATAGATTCATATTCGTCTTCGACAACGAACCGCGATCGAGAGAGATCGTCTCTAAGATATCTAAGACCATCGACCAGGGACACAAGGTGGTAATCTTCCCCAAAGAAATTAAGGAGAAAGACCTTAACGATATGGTCCTGGCAGGGAGAGACGTAAAGTCAATCGTCAAAGATAATACCTATCAAGGTATGGAAGCAAAAGTTAAACTGACATTTTGGAAAAAGGTATGAGTGCGATTAGCGTTGTAAAAAGAGACGGGACTGTAGAAGGTCTCGATCTGGATAAGATTCACACCATGGTTGAGCACGCTTGTCGTGGTCTCAGTGGTGTTTCTGAATCACAAGTGGAGATGAATGCTAATCTCCAATTCTTTGATGGTATTAAAACTGAAGACATTCAAGAGATCCTTATTCGATCTGCAAACGATCTGATCACACTCGACGCACCTAACTATCAGTTTGTTGCTGCTCGCCTGCTGCTGTTTGGACTACGCAAGCAGGTATATATGGATCACCCCGACAATGCACCCAGTCTCTACACTCATTTGATTCGTTGTGTGGAGTGGGCTGTCTACGATGCTGAATTGCTGAATGCATACACCGAAGAAGAGTGGAATACGATCGGTAGTTTCATTGATACTGAGCGTGACTTTCTGTTTACATATGCAGGATTGCGTCAAGTCGTAGATAAATATTTGGTGCAGGATCGTAGCAGTGGTCATGTCTATGAGACGCCACAGCAGATGTATATCATGATTGCTGCAACCCTCTTCCAACAATATCCTAAGGAGACCCGTCTCGATTATGTCAGACGATACTACGACGCAATCTCAAAGCACCTCCTCAACATCCCAACACCGATTATGGGAGGAGTCAGGACGCCACTTAGACAGTTTGCTAGTTGTGTCCTTGTTGATATTGATGACACCCTCGATAGCATCTTTAGCAGCGATATGGCTATTGGTCACTACGTTGCTCAAAGGGCGGGCATCGGCATCAACGCAGGTAGAATCCGTGGCATCAACAGTAAAATCAGAGGTGGAGAAGTTCAACACACAGGTGTTATCCCTTTCCTTAAAAAATTTGAAGCGACTGTCCGCTGCTGCACTCAAAATGGCATACGAGGCGGAAGTGCGACTGTCCACTTCCCAATCTGGCACCAAGAAATAGAGGACATCATTGTACTTAAAAACAATAAAGGGACGGAAGATAACCGTGTCCGAAAGTTGGACTACAGTATCCAAATTAGCAAGATCTTCTACGAGAGATTCATCTCGAATTCACACATTACTCTCTTCAGTCCGCACGACGTGCCAGGTTTGTATGAATCTTTTGGCACTCCTGATTTTGATAAACTTTACATGGCTTACGAGGGTGATCCAGACATTCCTCAGAAGGCTGTCCCCGCTCAAGAGTTGATCTTGGATCTCCTGAAGGAGAGAGCAGAGACTGGTCGTCTCTACCTTATGAATATCGACCACTGCAACTCCCACTCCTCCTTCAAAGATAAGGTCAACATGTCCAACCTGTGTCAGGAGATCACTCTCCCCACAGATCCTATTGATCATATCGATGATGATGGTGGTGAGATTGCTCTGTGCATCCTGTCTGCTATCAACGTAGGAAAGATCAAGAAGATTGAAGACCTTGAGAATCTCACTGACCTTGCTGTCCGTGGTCTCGATGAGTTGATTGACTATCAGGATTATCCTGTTGCTGCTGCACGACGTAGCACCTATGCTCGTCGCTCCCTTGGCATCGGTTTCATCGGTCTGGCACACTACCTTGCTAAACTGGGTCATCATTATGATGATGCACCTGCATTGACTGAGGTCCATAAACTCACTGAGGCATTCCAGTATGGTCTTCTAAGGGCGTCCAACCAACTTGCTAGGGAGAAGGGTGCCTGCGATGCATTTAATCGCACTAAGTATGCTGATGGCATTCTGCCAATCGATACATACAAGAAGGAAGTTGATGAGTTGGTAGCACCTGCATATTTCTATGATTGGGATAGTCTTAGAGCATCTATCTTGGAGCACGGTCTCAGAAACAGCACACTGTCCGCACAGATGCCATCGGAGAGTAGCTCCGTTGTGTCAAACGCAACCAATGGAATCGAGCCCCCTAGAGACTACTTGTCCATTAAGAAGTCAAAGAAGGGTCCGCTCAAGCAGATTGTCCCCCAGTATAATTCTCTCAGGAATAACTACACCCTTCTCTGGGATATGGTCTCTAATGAGGGTTATATTAAGATCGTCGCCGTGATGCAGAAATTCTTTGACCAGGCAATCAGTGGTAACTGGTCTTACAATCCAGAGAATTACCCCAATAACGAAGTCCCTATGCAAGTAATTGCAACTGACTTTTTGAATACATACAAATACGGTTGGAAGACATCCTATTATCAGAATACATACGACCAAAAGTCTGACGCTGATGGTATCAATGAAAAGGAGCAAAGGTTGAGAGACCTTCTCGCTGAGATTGAATCGTCAGATGAAGAAGCATGTGATGCTTGCAATGTCTAGACAAGTCACGATTACATTATGCAAAGAGCTCCAAGAGGAATTTGATTCCTACTTGGAGTGTTGTAGGTCCTTGGGGGTAACCCCACGGATCAATTCTTTTTTATTTTATGAGGCAAACTACGGCACTAATGGGAGCACAGATGGGAGTAACGGTATTTAACGACAAGAAAGTCAACACCAAGAAACAACCTATGTTTTTTGGAGCACCCCTAGGGATGCAGCGTTATGATGAATATAAGTATCCTGACTTTGATAAGTTGACTCAGACTCAACTGGGATACTTCTGGAGACCTGAAGAGGTTTCCCTGCAGAAGGATCGTGCAGACTATAAAACTCTCAACGATCAGCAGAAGCATATCTATACTTCCAATCTGAAGTATCAAATTCTCCTGGACTCTGTGCAAGGTCGTGGACCTGGCATGGCATTCTCTCCTTACTGCTCACTGCCTGAATTGGAAGGTGCCATGGGTGTCTGGGAATTCATGGAGCAAATCCACTCACGATCCTATACACACATCATTAAGAATGTGTATGCAGATCCTAGCGAAGTGTTTGACACCGTGCTAGATGACGATAAAATATTGGCAAGGGCAAAGTCAGTATGCAAAGCATACAATGACTTCCTGGCTGAAGCGAATGAGTGGGCTGCTGGTAATATGTGGCAGCACAATCTTGATGGCGTCCCTGCTGCTCAAGACACTCTTCGTGAAGTAAAACGTAAACTCTACCTTGCTGTAGCCAATGTCAACATTCTCGAAGGCATCAGATTTTATGTCTCATTCGCTTGCTCGTTTGCGTTTGGTGAGCTCAAACTTATGGAAGGATCCGCTAAAATTATCTCTCTCATCGCCAGAGACGAAAGCCAGCATCTTGTCCTTACTCAAAAGATCCTCAAGAAGTGGGCGGAAGGAGACGACCCCGTGATGCAAGAGATTGCAGAAGAGGAAAAGGAGACAGTCAAACAGATGTTTGTCAGTGCTGTTAATGAAGAGAAGGAATGGGCAAACTATCTCTTCTCCAAGGGCAGCATGATTGGTCTTAATGAAAGACTCCTCTCACACTATGTTGAATACATTGCTAACCGACGCATGAAGTCGATCGGTCTCAAACCGATCTTCGATGTCCCCATGTCTAACAATCCACTGCCCTGGACAGAGCACTGGTTGAATAGTAAGGGTCAGCAGAATGCACCTCAGGAAACTGAAATTGAATCTTATGTTATTGGAGGTATCAAACAGGATGTCGGATCGCAAACATTTGCAGGATTTTCACTTTGAGTTTGAGACTCGCTGGGGCGGTGTCCCCAGTGAAGTCCAGAAGTTTGAATGGTGGGCTGAAAAACAAAAGCAACCCATCAAATTTGTGTGTCAGCATTTCCTGATACCATGGTATGCTAAGTGGTGGCTAGATCAAAAGGTTGAGAGAGAAATGATCTCTGTTGATAAGCAGGCAGAAGAAATAAAGAAGCAATGGAAAGAGGAGGAATACCAACCAGTGATTGTATCCACACCATCCGAAGTAGATGGACTAGACGAATTGTATCTTTCATATGACTCAGACCCCAAGACAAATTATCCCGACCCAGATCAATGGTATCAAGGCCCACTTGAAGTTTTTGAAGTCCCTGAAGAAGGAACTGATGGAAGACAAAGTATCCCCGACCCGTGGGAGAGATAAGAAGAGGTTATCTCAGTCCGAGTATCTAAAAAGCGTTACGAATAATACCAAAAAAAGGAAGAAAAAACGCTAAATAGATATGCTATAATGCATATACGTTCATCCCATTCGCTATTCGCAAATGGCGAATGAGACGCAAGTAAGTCGCGGAACGGAGCGTTCATCCTATGTTATCATTGGCACTCATCTTTTTTAGTCATGTCCCAGTGGAGAATTATCTTCGCTGTGAAGACTACGAATGGTTGAAGCAAGGATTGGAAGAGACAACTCTTTTCACTCCCTTTGAGAAGTCTGATATTCTCATCCACTGGATGAATCATACAGACCCTCACTGCTTTGATAAGTAGGACGCAAACGACTGAAGGAACGGGAGTTAATTCACCCTAGTATTTCAGGAGACCTACAATGAACACACTCAACCTCATCCGTGAGAAGATCGAGAAGGCATCACGTCTTCACGATGCACAAATTCATATGACATCTTATCGCGGTGTCCAATATGAGTGCAAGCAAGGTGCAGAAGAAATTCATGGCACTTTCTGCTATCGCGGGCATACTTACAACAAGTGATAAAGAGGACCTTCGGGTCCTTTTTTATTATCTAAATACTTACGCCTTCACATAGAGGAGTCATGAAACTGTTTCTCGATTGCTCAGATGTAGATCTGATACACGATGCAGTGAGCTCTGGTTTAATTGATGGCGTTACTACGAATCCATCTCTGATGTTAAAGTCAGGTGTGGATCCGAAAGATGCTATCCTTCAGATATCACAGATGTTTGGATGGACTGCATCGGTCAGCGCAGAGGTGGTTGGTGAGACCGCTGATGAAATGCTTGACATGGCTGATGATTATATCGAATTGCATCCCAACGTCACAATCAAACTTCCCATGTCACATGAGGGTTTGGTTGCTTGTAAAGAGTTATCCGACGATGGTATCAGCACTAACGTCACACTTATTTTCTCACCTGCTCAAGCGATCCTTGCTGCAAAAGCAGGGGCAACGTATGTCTCACCCTTTGTAGGTAGAGTCGATGACAATTCCTTTGATGGTCTTGGACTGATCAAGGAGATTGCAGACATCTACAGACTACATGAGGTGAAGACTGAGATTCTTGCTGCTTCAATTAGAAGTGTGAGAGATGTCTCCAAAGCATTTGCTATGGGGGCTGACATTTGCACCATTCCACCTATAGTGTTTGAGAGTATGTATCGTCATGTGCTCACAGACAAGGGTCTAGATACCTTTAACAAGGACTGGAAAACACTACAAGACAAATTAGGAGGTGTGTAATGAATTATCAAAAGGTAAAACTTATCGCACACAATCTGAGGTTGTTGGCAGAGAGTCTGGAGGATGCCATAAAGGAAGATCCCGACTCATATACATCACCCTATGCACCCAGGACTAGACTGGGGTATCAGATGGAGGATGACGACGACGGTTATGCCGATTAAACCACAGTGGAATATAGATCCAGAGTCCCCTATACCAATTCTGACTTTGATATCAGAAATGGAGGGGGCTTGTGTCTATCTGGGTGCCCTGGTAGGCACCGAGCATGAAGACTATAAGTATATAAGAGCAGCGTGTGATCGCTGGTACAAGGTATACTTCAAAAAGAAGAAAGAGTATGAAGCCACAAAGCGCGAAAGGGAAGGGACGTAGATTCCAACAGTGGGTGAGAGATATGCTCATTGAGCATAGAGATATTCATCCTGAGGACATCGAGTCTCGTAGCATGGGTGCTGGTGGGGAAGATTTGATCATGGCAAGAGATGCCAGAAGAAAGTTTCCTTTCAGTATTGAATGTAAGAATGTGGAGAGATTGAATGTGTATGAAGCATATGATCAGGCATGTGCCAATGCTGGTGACCATACACCCATTCTCTTCATGAAAAAGAATAGGAAGAAACCACTTGTCGTGGTCGATGCTGAGTGGTTTATCAAGCACTTCACCCCTTGACTTCGGATCCAACCTCCTATATACTTTGCTGGTAACGGAGAGGGGTCCTTAATCATGTTTGAAGACACCGATGTGTTTGCTGAATCATTTGAGTATCTTGTAGATCTGCTTCACGAAATGGTGGATGCAGGTAACTATGGTGGTGCTGAGGTAGTTGCTCAGCGTATTCGTGAGATGCAAGAAGTATGATGGAGTTTCCTTTCCGAGTCCCAATCTGCACTTATCAGATTGATGACTGGGACAATGTAAAGAAAGAGATACAGTTGCCAGAGTTGACTAACGGTCACCTGGAGCAGGGTCAAGAAGTCTACACTGACTTCTTTGAGCATGACTATGCTGGAGTATTGCCACCCTATGCAGATGATGTCTTCAGAATTGCTGCTGTCCCCATAAATAAGTTTAGGAAGAGTGGATGTCTTGGTAAGAGACATCAAATGGAAATCTCATCAATGTGGTTTGAGACACAGAGAGCATCGCACAAGCATAGAGTCCACAACCATGGACAATATGGGTGGTCTTGCGTCTTATACTACGACTTCGATCCCAACATCCACACACCTACAACATTTTACTCACCGTTTCACGACTTCCTCGACGGCAACATGATGTCCTATGTGCCACCCGTCGGAGAGGGAAGCATCGTGTTTTTTCCTGCTGCTTTGCACCATGAAGCACTACCCAATAGATCGGAAGTCCCCAGGACAATCATTTCATTTAACATCAAAGGACATGTGGACAAAACTAAAGCAGTGATATGAAATTCTTTACTGGTGATGACTTCCGATTGAATCCCGACATGACATATGTCGTTGAGACTATCCATGGTCGCCCAGTTGTATTCGTAGATAACGTTTACAAGAATCCAGATAGGGTTGCCGAATATCTAGAGTGCTGCCCTATCCTGTCACATAAACCACAAGATCCCACCAAGGGTAATGGAAAAGATTTCTACGACGGCAGACAATGCATCACCGAAGCATATGATTCTAGGTGGTTTGAGGTGCATCAGCAGGTCGCTGCGTTGATGGGCATCTACAACTATCACTTCGATGGTGGTTGCATGTTTAACATCACTGTGTTAAAGTCTTCTCCCAAGGGTCACTGGTTTCCCCATACAGATCCTAACTGCATCAATGCTATTGTTTATCTCAACAAGTGTAACGACTATGGTCCTGGCACATCTTTCTACAACTCTTTCAACTATCATGGTAAGGGAGAGCACTATGATCCTTGGGTAACTGAAGCAGATGAATCACATTGCATTCTCGATAGATACAACTGTGGTGTCTTCTTTGAGGGTGACATCTACCACTCCATGAGACTGGTAGGTAATACCTTTGTTGATAGACCACGATTCTCCGAAGTCCATTTTCTAAATTACTGATGGGACAGTAGCTCAGCGGATAGAGCAACTGCCTTCTAAGCAGTCGGTCGTAGGTTCGATCCCTACCTGTCTCGCTTCCTGCTTAACAGCAGGACCCCAACAGAAGATACGGAGAGGAGTATGACTCTTAGGAATCGTTTTGCTAACTGCATTGATATCTTGAAGTCCGCAGTAAATGGTGAGGTTGCACTAGACACAGAGCATCCAGCATTGTTTACACAACTCTGTCGTTTTTATAGCGATAAGAGTCCTCGTCACGTCCATTTTTGGGGCGTTGATGTCGAAGAGGATTATGCTATCCTCATCGATAATATGACCACTGATTTGTTGTATGGATGATACCAAATATATTGTATACAGAGATGCGTTTCCCAAGCACGCTCAAGTGCCCTGGGATGCTATTCTAATGTATGTGAATTCAACACTGAATGATCCCACTGGCAAGTGTTATATCATTAGCGAGGGGGGTCCTCCATCCTACATGTCATATTGGAGACGAGGGAGTCCTGCTCCCCCGTCTTTTACTATGGCAAGGAAAGAATTTGAAGAGTTTGCTGGACATGAATGTGAAAACATGGATGTCTATGTCTCTTACTTTTCTCCTGCTGATACTTTCGGTAGGCATATGGATGAAGAAGATGTGTTAATCATTGGGGTAAAGGGTCGGACCTCCTATAGATTTGATTCTAACCCATGTGAAACTTGTTTATCTGACATCGTGGTCATTGGACCTGGGGATGCCTTATACATACCGAAAGGCGTGTTTCATGAGGCATCACCTAAGTCCCCCAGAGCAATCATGTCTTACCGAATTGATAGGCCATTAGATGACTGAAGAGATCACCACATACAAAGGAAAGTTTTGCACCAAAGAGTCTGACTTTATTTGGGGTGACTTCATTTCAAATGAGGCAGTGGAAGAAATTGTTAACTTCTACAGGCATCAACAATTCCTGCCTTATATTGACGGTCAACTGATGGAGGAAGGAGTTGTAAAGACTAACAAAGAGTTTAAGGACTCTCGGGATCTCCACGTCCCTTTTCAAGTTGCTGTGAAGCACTGTGAGAAGTATCTAGTGGAGTTGCAGGGAGTCCTTAACAAATACATGGACCGCTTCCCATTCTGTGAGTTATCTGACTTCAGAATCGTTGAGCCGATGAGCATTCAATGGTATCCTAAGGGAGGTGGTTTCAAACTATGGCATACTGAGAGGTCAAACTGTCTTCCTAGTAATGTCTATAGGCACCTAGTCTTTATGACTTACCTAAACGATGTGCCCGATGGTGGCACAGAGTGGTTTCATCAAGACAAGTATGTCCCTGCTCAGAAGGGATATACTGTGATATGGCCTTCCGATTGGACGCACTTTCATCGTGGTAGAGTGTCCCATAGTCAAGAGAAGATCATTATCACTGGTTGGTTTACTTTTACCTAGAGGACGATATGGATTCCCAAGACGACAAATGGAATAGGGGCTTGGACCTCTTCATCGAGTCGGTGCTCAAGCCCGACGTTGAGTTGAGGCAGTGTGCCCACAACCAAGAGTGCTACCACGAGCTGATGTATATCAGAAGTTTTGTGCTAGACTACCTGGGCACTCTGAGGCGTCAATGAAAAAACCTACTGTCCTTCTTGAGCGTTTCCCCTATCGCTACGTTGAGGTCGGCACCATTGAATTGAATGGTATGCCTGACTATCGAATCCAGAAAGTAGACTCTTACACTGGCAAGTATCGTGACATGTATCTGTGTGACAATGCCATGCAGATGGATACAGCGATGACTGACTTTGAATATACTAAGTGGTTGGACCCAGACATGGTGCCCTGCTACATTAAAGACGATGTTGTTTCTAGTAATTGATTATGTCTCAATACGCAAATGAGTATCATGATGCAGTGACTGCCTTGAAGAAGGCACTCCAGTGGGCACTCGACAACGACGAGGATGAAAATCTCCAAGGAGAATTGTGGCGTCACTATCAAGGCATGAAGTCTATCTCTAAGTCTAAGAGTCTTGTAGAGAGTTTTAACGTTGACCCTGGCATCTTTGGTGCTGCTCAACCTGTAGACTGGAATGTCTATGGTGATGGATCATACACTCCCAGGGACATCGGTGCTGATGTCATAACATTCAGTGCTTGACAAACATAAAGAAATGCTATATATTGTAACAGAAGTTTACAAAGGCATTTCCAATGACTGTTACCACAAACGAGCATGGGCAAATGAATATGTTTGCCAAAGAGCCCCCGATGGTTATCGAAGACTATCATTCTAAGGGTTTGCTGACTCCCCAAGAGGGTATCGAGCGTTACAACGGTCGTTGGGCTATGATGGGTATCATTTCTGGTTTCCTTTCGTATGCAATCACGGGTAAGTTTTTCTTCGGTATCTTCTGATGTTACTCACAGCAACGATATTGGTAGTAACCTTTATTGGTGCTGCCTTACTTACCCCTGATAAAGATGACTGAAGCACTCTTCACACTTACAAGCATTTCATTCTTTGTCCTGCTTGGTTATTCTATCGAAAAACTTTCGGAGACTTACTAACATGTTTAATGAGAAAGCAGAAAAACTGAATGGTCGTGCAGCAATGATTGGTTTCGTTGCAGCAGTTGGATCTTATCTGGCAACTGGTCAGGTCATCCCTGGACTCTGGTAATATATACTACAAGACATTCTTAAATTATGATTTCACTACCTGAAGTTGATTTCGTCTTTGTGCGTCAGAAAGACTGCAAAGACAAGGACTGTCGCTTTGAGACAGTCAATTCCCTGGACCTCTGGGGAAAGGGTCGGCATGTTATCTTTGCCCTCCCTGGTGCATTCACTCCTACCTGCACACAATTCCAACTACCCTCCTACGAAGCGTCTTATGATGCTCTCGTTGGTCAGGGCAAGTGTGATAGTGTGTCTTGCATCTCTGTCAACGATGGATTTGTAATGAATGCATGGAAGCAAGAGTTGGGAATCGAGAAAGTCCAACTCGTGCCTGATGGTAATGGCATGTTTACTGGTCTTATGAATATGCTAGTGACCAAGAATAATCTTGGTTTCGGTCTTCGCTCCTGGCGTTATGCTGCTGTGATTGAAGATGGTGTAGTCCTTAAGATCTTTGAAGAGCCTGGTAAGATTGATGACTGTGAGGATGATCCTTACGAAGTCTCTTACCCTGAGAATGTCCTGATGTATTTGGACGAGCTCAATAATGCCAACCTACAGGCTTGAATGTAACTTCGATGGGGAGTCTTGGACTCCCCTTAATAATTATCGGAATCTCTCACTTGAAAAAGCACAGTTTCTTGTGAAATTAGGTGAGTTTTTTAATGAAACTCATGCTAGACTTGCAACCCATCCTATGAGGATTGTCGAAGAAGATGATTGATGACTGGCGTTACAATGATGGCAACATGATGGCGAGACAGTTTGTACTCAATGCCTTCATTCATAACAACATGGACCTCTCTAAGAATGTCTATGAGTTTTGCCACAACTATGTGTCGGAAGGACGCTTTCAACAGCACCTTGAAGACATGAAGACTGGTGAGGCAGCAATCACTGTTGATTGGGAGAAGAAGATGCATCGGGAAGTCCTGGATGCATACAGCGACTATCTCAAGTCAGCACCAGCACCTGAGCACGTTTTGATTCCACTCGATGATCTGGCACAAGATGGTTGACAGGGGTGGGGATCCAAGGTATTATATATAAGTCAACGGGTTACGAAATGTTTCATTTCACAACACCTTTGTTACATCCCTGCCGCTTGACCGAGACTAGGCAGGGTTACCAATCCGTCTCTCATATCCCGAGGCGAGGGGTCTTGGGAAATAGTAACTCCACCATGTCCCTGATGGTCTTACTTCTAAGTACATAACAATGGCTTCATCTACACTTTCACAAAAACAGAATACATCTCAATGGGAACAGTTTTGTAATTGGGTCACTAGCACCGACAACCGCCTCTATGTGGGTTGGTTTGGTGTCCTGATGATTCCCTGCCTCCTGGCTGCTACAACCTGTTTCATCATTGCCTTCGTTGGTGCTCCCCCTGTGGACATTGACGGTATCCGTGAACCTGTCGCTGGATCACTCCTCTATGGCAACAACATCATCTCTGGGGCAGTCGTCCCCTCGTCCAACGCAATCGGACTCCACTTCTATCCCATCTGGGAAGCAGCAAGTCTCGACGAATGGCTCTACAACGGTGGACCCTTCCAACTCGTCGTCTTCCACTTCCTCATCGGTATCTATGCTTACATGGGACGCGAATGGGAACTTAGTTACCGACTAGGGATGCGCCCCTGGATCTGCGTTGCTTACAGCGCACCCGTCGCTGCTGCATCTGCTGTCTTCCTGGTTTATCCTTTCGGTCAAGGTTCTTTCTCTGATGCGATGCCTCTTGGTATCTCTGGCACCTTCAACTACATGCTTGTCTTCCAAGCAGAGCACAACATCCTGATGCACCCCTTCCACATGCTCGGCGTCGCTGGCGTCTTCGGTGGATCCCTCTTCTCTGCCATGCACGGTAGTCTGGTTACCTCTTCTCTGGTCCGTGAGACCACCGAGAATGAGTCCCAAAACTATGGTTACAAGTTTGGTCAAGAAGAAGAGACCTACAACATCGTTGCTGCTCATGGTTACTTCGGTCGCCTGATCTTCCAATACGCTTCCTTCAACAACTCCCGCTCGCTGCACTTCTTCCTGGCAGCATGGCCCGTCGTTGGCATCTGGTTTACTGCTCTGGGCGTTAGCACCATGGCATTCAACCTGAATGGTTTCAACTTCAACCAGTCCGTCATTGATGGTCAGGGTCGTGTGATCAACACTTGGGCAGATGTGCTCAACCGCGCTGGTCTGGGTATGGAAGTGATGCACGAGCGTAATGCTCACAACTTCCCTCTTGACCTCGCTGCTGCTGAGTCCACTCCTGTGGCACTGACTGCACCCGCGATCGGTTGATACTAGGATTCCTAATAAACGACGTTTATTAGAAAAACAACTAAGGGACCTTCGGGTCCCTTTTCTTTTCTCCTACAATGTAAAGTTATGATAACTTCGGAGACACCTTACAAACTTGCCGAGATCATTCAGGATACTTGGCCACAACTATTCTACTTACGAAAGGAAAACAACAATGGTAGCAAGCACACTAAGTCCCCCGAGGAGGGGGTGGTTCGATGTCCTTGACGACTGGCTTAAAAGGGACCGTTTCGTTTTTGTTGGCTGGTCTGGACTTCTTCTTTTTCCCACTGCTTATCTTGCTATTGGGGGTTGGCTTACTGGGACTACTTTCGTCACGAGTTGGTATACTCACGGACTTGCGAGTTCCTATCTTGAGGGTGCAAACTTTCTTACTGCGGCAGTTTCTACTCCAGCAGACGCTATGGGTCATTCTCTTCTGCTTCTATGGGGTCCTGAGTCTCAAGGGGACTTCATCAGGTGGTGCCAACTTGGGGGACTCTGGACTTTTGTGGCGCTCCACGGAGCCTTCGCTCTTATAGGTTTCATGCTTAGGCAGTTTGAAATCTCACGTCTTGTCGGTATTCGTCCTTACAATGCTATTGCGTTTTCTGGTCCCATCGCTGTTTTTGTCAGCGTGTTTCTTCTCTACCCCCTGGGTCAGTCATCATGGTTTTTCGCTCCGTCCTTTGGGGTGGCAGCAATCTTTCGATTCCTACTCTTCCTTCAAGGATTCCACAACTGGACGTTGAATCCATTTCACATGATGGGTGTGGCAGGTATCCTGGGTGGCGCCTTGCTTTCTGCGATTCATGGTGTTACAGTAGAGAATACTTTGTATGAAGACGGTGACCAAGCAAACACTTTCAAGGCGTTTGATACTACTCAAGAGGAAGAGACATATTCTATGGTCACGGCTAACCGTTTCTGGTCGCAGATTTTTGGCATCGCGTTCAGCAATAAGCGTTGGTTGCATTTCTTTATGCTTTTTGTTCCTGTCATGGGTCTTTGGGTCAGTAGTCTGGGGATCATTGGTCTTGCTCTTAATCTTAGGGCTTATGATTTCGTAAGTCAGGAAGTTAGAGCAGCAGAGGATCCTGAGTTTGAAACCTTCTACACGAAAAACATTCTTCTGAATGAAGGTCTTCGTGCCTGGATGGCACCAGTGGATCAACCACATGAAAACTTTGTATTCCCAGAAGAAGTATTGCCACGAGGCAACGCTCTGTGATATACTGAGGGTCTTAAGACCCTCTTTTTTTATGCCTAACTAATGTATAGTTTCTGGATCCACTTGGTTGCATTCTTCCAAGTTGTCGTTATGAATTGCATTCAACCAGTCAACTGGAAGTATTGCTATCGAGTTGACCAGTGGTTGATTCCAGATCTCGTAGAAGGTTATGAGATCTGGTCAGGTAAAACACATCCATATCAAAATGAAAAGGACTATCTAAATGAAATCAATTCTGGCAGCACTTCTAGTGACGGCATCGATGACAGCATCGGCGTCCGCTGAGCCCAATATCAAGGGATACAATACCTATGACGCAATGGGTTGTATGATTCTTCGTGAATGTAAGAGTGGCGTCAAACAAGTTTTTAGTATGTTAGACATCTCATCTGAGTATGATCCCGAGGATTATATGGCAGTGACACAAGAGTTTAACAACATGATGATGTCGCTCAGTCAAGTTGGTGTGAAAGTATTCCTTGCCGACAGTAAGTATTTCCCTGTTGGACATCGTGGTGTTTATCACACTGTGAGTAACAACTTCTATCTCAATCGAAAATACATGAATCGTCCTGGTGTATTGATGACAGTGATGCGTCATGAAGGATGGCACGCTGCACAAGACTGTATGGCAGGCACTATCGAGAATAGTATGATTGCTATCATCAAACCTGAAGAGGATGTGCCTATGCTGTGGCGTGCGATGGTAGAGCGCTCCTATCCTCCTTCAGCAGTCCCCTGGGAAGCAGAAGCAACCTGGGCAGGTAAGACTGAAGGTATGACTATGGAAGCACTCGACGCATGTGCAAATGGTGATATGTGGGAAGTCTATCCTCCCACCCCTTTGACTAAAGCATGGTTAAAAGAAGAAGGTTTTATCAAGGAGTGAGTATGTACGAATCACTAAACTGTTTTGAGGAAGCACTTAAACACTTCGGCACTCGTGTGGAGATGATCACTGCTATGGAGATGGCAAAGAAGATCTCACCTGAAGATGCATATCAGATGATCAAGGGGGAGATGAAGGAAGTCAAGGCGTGTAGAAAGAAGTTTAATAAAGGAGGAGAGTGTCAATAAATAATGGGTAAGCACCAGTAGTTAGATGAGTAATAACGAAAGATGTTATGGTGAAGGTGATGGGGGTGATCTATCCAATCAACCTAATCCGTTAGACTCACAAAACCCATTTTCAATTACGCCTTACGAGCCTATTCCTCTGTCCACACAGAGTAATAACTTGGATGGGACTGGTGATGCTCCTCTGCCAGGGGATAGGTGCTACCCTGACGGTCCTCCCCCTGCGAATACACCAGACACCTCTGGAAGGGACTCTAACAACCCTGTAAGACCCATTCCCTATACTCCACCCCCACAGGAAGAGGAGATAGACCCTAGAGCGGTTGTCAGGGAGCTTGTGAATCGATGCTATCCTGCTCGGGCTCCTATCTCCGTGGAGGAAGATGACATTCCTGAGCCCCCTGATGGTATTGTCATCGCAGATCCTCTTAATTTTATTTGCGATTTCTTCCCAGACCTTCCCTTCTGTAAGGAATGTGAGGGTCCTAACTGCTTCCCACCCCCATGGGAAATCTCGTTTCCCTCACCTCTCAGTCCTGAGTTTCCTACACTCGGATCCGATGACGAGTGTGCTGAGGTTGAGCGTCTAATCACTGAAAACCTTGTCGAAGATCTTGGCGATGGTTACTGGAGAAATACTGTAACCAATAAGCAATACTATTGCCCAGATAGACATGAGCCAAACACCGATTGGGAAAGGTGTGTCAAGAATACTTTGGATTGTTTGTTTGCACCATACAAAGATGGTGCATGGAAACCTCCTGCACAAGACTGTATGACCTTCTATCCTCAGGGATATAATGGTAACGTCACAGAAATTTGTGTTGCTAACTGCTTCCCAGAGCGGGTTGCAATCTATGAATATAAGAAAGGTGGTGCAGCGTCTCTCGCATTCCAACCAAATGGAGACGGCATCAACGATAGTATGACAGTGACATCCAACTCTGATGGTAGTTGGGATGGATCTAAATTAGAAAGTGAAGGTGGAAATAAGTATTGGACTAATGGCAATCAGAGGACACAGACCTTCTCCTTTGGAGGTGCCTCTGTGACTATCGTTGCCGATCCCATCGATGATAATGGTGAGTGGGATACTGATTGGTGGTCATACTGGTCTGGCACCTTACCTTCTGTTGGCACCGAGCAAAACTTTAGTTTCCCTGGTGACAATGGAAATATCACTGTCACTTTGATGGTCACTGATGGTGCAGATGATGCAACTGATAATTCATATGGAAAGGAGTCCACTGCTCCTGCTGGTTACAGTAGGGTTGGTGATGGTCCTGCTTTCTATCTGCACAAGAATCAAACAGCAGGATCGATTCCTGTCTACAAGTTTTACTCTCAACCCTGGATAGATACATTCCTCACTACCAACCCAGGTCAACCTGATGGTCCTGGAGATGGTGAAAGGGCAACCATGAATGCTGGCAGCATGGGATTCATTGAGATCCTTGGGTATGCTTACGATGATCCCGTCAAGATGCTTCCATACCTTGCTGAAGGTGAGAAGGCAGAAGCACTGCATCGTTATTGGAGAGGTAGAAGTGGTGGTGGAAACAACCACAAATATAGTATCGATGCACAGACATACCAATCTCCCCCCACAAAGGCATCAGGACAGAATTACTATCACATTCCCAATGATATCCACGATGCCCTTCAGATCAAGTGTGTGCTTGAGAGAGGTGGTGCTGGGTATCAGAATGCTATGGGTGTGTATATTGCTGAGCCTGGTGGTGCTCCTGTGTGGGGTGCCATCATTGAGCCTAGTGCTACAACTAGCACTGGCATGAAGAAGTTTCGTATCAGTGCAAATATTCTCAAGCAATACAAGAGACATGAGTTGGGTTTCTTCTTGATTCCTGATGGTGGCAATTTGAATAGTCTTTCCAATGGTCAAGTGGTGTCCTTCTCTTCAATGTCTGATGGGTGGAGGACTTCTGGTATCTCTTCTGCTCAGAGTAACTACACACTATTCTCTGATTCAAGACTCAACCCTGCAGATTCTTCAAGAGGTGGCAGCAGACAATTTAGTAAGTGGGTTGGCAACAACTTCCAGTATTGGGAAGATCTTATTGGTGGTGACAATGACTTCGATGACATGAAGTTTTGGCACGAGCTCAACTGGCACGGTCAAACATACAAGTATGAAGGAGTCCAGTGTCAGGTCTGGAGAGATGCTGGTCCTAGCCCAATTAAAGTCCCCATCAAACAGAAAGGTCCATGCGACACACGTCTTTTTGATAAGCAGTTTCAGGACATTCAACTCACCAGATCTGAGTGTGGTCCAGAGGTCTTCTCAGTTGACCCAGATGCCACCGAGATGAAGATCGAGTGTGGTAAATGCAATGGTGACTATACATTTGAAGTAAATAGGACTCAGACAATTAAAGTCTTGAATTCTGGATCATTCTCTATTAGAAGTTTTGGTGGTGTTGTTGGTGGCATTGCTGGTGACTGCATTGTTGCTAGGTTTAGACTTAGAATCAACAGCAACGTTGTCTGGGACGCAAACATCATCATGGAAGAATGGCCACAGATTGGTGCCAAGATGCACAGTGGTATTGATTCTTTCTCAGTTAGTGAGGGCGATCAGGTTGAGCTCAGAATCATGAGCATCACTCAGGGTCCTTTTGCTGGTGGTGTGTCACCTAAGATGGCAATCTTTGATGAATCTACTCAACTATTTGAGGGATCGATCACTGTTAGGTTGATGACAACTGCTGGTGATACCGCTCAGATTCCTATTACATATCAACAGGGCAAGAAAGACAGCACTCCTACTGCAGGTAGAATCCAAGGTTTGAAGATGCAGATGGGTGTCTTGACTGGTGAGGATGGTAGAAATGGTGGTGACATCCGTTGGAATATGTCAGACATGTATACTGTGCTCAGTAATTCCAATCTCTATGACACAGATGCTAACTATGCCGCCAAACTAACATGGTCGCAGAGAATGTTTGGTCAGAATAGGGGATGGGATTACTCAACAGGTAGTAGATATGGTGCTTACATTGATTCCTATGGCATCAATAATGGTGATGTGAAACAACATTTCAATAAACTGGTAACCCAGGATCTATTCAAAGACGGTAGGACTGGTAGGCATAAGATTGATGTGCAACTTGCATCCACTGCAACTGTTAATCACATTCAATCTCCACATCACTACGCTAGACTCTCAAGATATTCTGACAATGCTACTCTGTGGTGGGATGAGGCTGCTACAAAGTATGGTAGTAGCACAACCAACAATGAAATTCTCAATGATCTTTTCGATGGCATAGGCCAGAATAATGTGTTTGAGAATTATGAGCCTGGATACTTTATCCAAGACTATTATCTTGTGGATCCAGACCAGAAGGATCCAATCGATCTATCTTATACTGCAAAGATTCGTGTTGGCATTACCTTCTATCCATACTCCGATGGGTTTGGTCAGACAGAATTTGGTAGAGCTAGACGCAGGACAAACATGTATGCTATTATTGAATTGCTTGAAGTCCTAAACCCTGGTTATGGTTACAGCGATGGTCAAGAGTTTACTCTGAAATGGCCATTAGACTTTGAGAAGAAGGAAAGGGAATGGGCTGAGCAGTCCACAACAGCACAGATTGTTAACGATACCTTCTCTCCATTCCATCCTAAGTATAATAAACCAAATACATATGGTGCATCTTCTTATGAGATCCCTGAAGAGATTGGTATTCCATATGAATACCAGAATAAATATCAAGACAGGGGCAAGAGTCCTATCAGGAATGCTCTCTACCAAGAGTCACACAACAAGCATTCTATGATCTGGTATTATCGTAGGTCAGATCCCAAAAATCATATCCATTTCAAAGTAAGAGTGAGTGACGTATCATGAGTGAAGGTTTCGGTGATCCTATTGTCCCTGGTCGTGCTAAACGACACGAGACTTGGGCAGAAAGAAGTCTGGAGAAGTCTTCTAAAGAGTTGAAAATGCTTCGTAAGGTCATTGAGGAATACAAGGACGATCCTAAGGGTCGTGCAAAGATGCTCAAGCGCATGAAGAAGTATTGGAATAGCAATGTTGCTACAATTAAAAACCTAGACTACAAACCCAAGGGTGATGAGTTTTGGGCAAAGGTTGAGCAGGAAGTTGCAGATCAACGACAAGAGGTTGAAGAAAGTCTTGCAGCAGAGAATGCTCCTCCCGAGCCGATTGCTATGAAAGAAGAGGACATGACTGCAATCAGGGAGTATCTGCAGGCACCAGAATGAAAGTCGCTGTAATTGGCAAGGGGTCGTCTGGTTTAATAACGACCATGAATCTACTTGCCTACGGCATTGCTGTTGATGTATACTTCGATCCGAAGACACCACAGTTGCCTGTGGGCGAGTCCACCACACCACAATTCCCAGACCTGATTGAGTCTGTCCTTGGAGTTACCAGGGAGGAGTTAGTCAATCGTGGTCTGGCATCCATGAAAAGAGGTATCGAATTTGATGGATGGGGTAAGACTGGTTGTGTGTTTACTCATGAATTCATCTTCTCAGATGCTATTCACTTCTTCACAAAGGATCTCAACCCTTTCCTAGTAGATAGATTGCAGGAAAAGGGTGTGAGGTTTATCCCTGAGATGGTGAGGGACCCGTCCTTACTCTTCGATTCATATGATTTCGTTATCAACTGTGCTGGTTTCGATTCCAAATTCAGAATCCCTATCAAGTTGCCAACGGTCAACTCTGTGCTATACTACACAGAGGAATTGAATGAAGAGGTCCTTGACCCAAACTTCACCAATCACCTTGCCCATGAGTATGGGTGGAAGTTTACTCTTCCATTTCCAGAATTGGGTATCTGTCGCAGTGGATACCTGTTTAACAGGAAGCACGTTGTCGAAGCAGTGGCAGCAGCCAGTTGCCCTCCTGATGCAAACGTGCTACACTGGACACCATCATACTCCCCAAGTATGATCCTGTCCGACAAGTTGGCTCTGAATGGTAATGCGTTGCTATTCTTTGAGCCACTTCAGGCACTATCGCTTTTTCATTATGACTATTTTGCCAAGAGAATCATTGCCTATCTATGGAATGGATCTCGTAGTGAGGTGTCAAAAGCGAATGCCAACCTGGCATATCGTAGGGCGGTAGCATCTTATGAAGACGCTCTTGCTTTCCATTATCAATATGGATCGCAGCACAAGAGTCAATTCTGGACAGACATCGTAGCATACTCCCAGCAAAGAGTTGCATCTAGATGGTGGAATTCTCCTCCACTTATCCAAGAAGCATATCAGGTATGGAAGAATAATAGGAATTCTCCTGAGGTCAATGATGCTGACTTCTTCTATGCCCCAGATCACACAGAGATCTTTGGCATCACCTGTATGTGGCAACTCTTGATGGGTTTAACCTAACTAAAGTTGTAAAACTTTATATATAGTTAGGTAACGTTACAAATACCATTGATGGGTGGTCCCTCAACTACTCGGACCAATTCTATGGTATACTACACAAGCGGTCGGGAAAGTCGAATCCGACCCATCATCTGCGGGTAACCATTCCGCAAGTAAATTTTCGAGGAAACACAAATGATCAAATCTTTCATCGCTGCAGCAGCTGCTGCTCCCCTGTTCGCTGGTGCTGCTATGGCAGGTCCCTATGTGAATGTGGAAGCTAACAGCGGTTTCACTGGCGCTAACTACACTGGCACTTCGATCGACAACCACGTTGGTTATGAAGGTGCTCTGGGCGAGTCTGCTTCTTACTACGTCCAAGCTGGTGCTACCGTCAAGCTCCCCGATGCTGGTGCTTCTGACTGGGTGCCTTCGGGTAAGGCAGGTCTGGGCGTTGCTCTGACCGATGACCTCGGCGCATACGGCGAAGTCTCCTTCGTTGGTTCTGGCGTTGCTGGTGTTGACCGTGGTTACGGCACCAAATTCGGTCTGAAGTATTCCTTCTGATAAGAGCGAATATATAAAAGACAATGGGGGACCTGAGATGGTCCCCTTTTTTATTCTTTATCTAAACCCATGGCAAAAACACCTGGAAACACTGCGATCTATACAAGACCTGGATGTCCCTATTGCACCAAGATTAAAGAGGTGTATAATATGAATGGTTGGGGATACGCTGAGTATGTTTTGAATACCAACTTCACCCGAGACCAATTCTATGCAGAGTTTGGTCAACGTGCTACCTTCCCACAAGTGGTGGTGGCAGGAAGAAAACTCGGTGGATGCACCGACACTGTTAAGTATCTGAGGGAAAACAAGTATCTGTGATGGCAGCAACAAACACCCACGAATTATATGAGTTGGTCGATCGTGCGATTGACGAAGCATTTGCTAACGACCGCTACATCTTCAAGATGTATGAGTATTTGAAGTTGGGTAAGTGGACTCGACGAGAAACCTCTGAGTTTATTGAGTCGAATACTGCCGCACGATTAAGTGATCTTGTCCTGGACCTGGAGACATACATAAAAGGAAAAGACAAACTTCTTAAAGAAGCCTACGGTCACATTCCCAAACCAAAGGCCAAGAAGTTAAAGACTTACTTCTATGCTATGCTAGAAGACTCCTGGAAGTATGCTGCAGAGCGTAAACCAGGACGCAAACCAGGCACCAAAAACAAGAGACCTTCCGTCAGGAAGACTAAATAGTTTCGATTGGAGTAATTAGGAGGCAACTATGCAGGATCTTTCCTTTCTTTATATTGCCTTCTTCCTCACGATTGGCAGCTTTTTTATAGGATTCTTGGTGTCTTGGAATGTCAAAGATGTATTTGACATTTGGATTGCTAAGGCGGACTATGCAGCCATCAAAATGCATCCTGAGATGTATGAGGATGGAGAGTTAACTGATGAGCAACTCCTTTATTTGCGAATCGATAACGATGTATTTGATGACGAGGATGATTGATGAGACTTATGATTTCTGAGGTGCTACAAAAAGCACACAATGCGAAGACAAAACAAGAGAAGATTAAGATCCTTCAGGAAAACAGTAGCCCTGCCCTGAAGACTATCTTCATTATGAATTATGATGATTCACTGAAGCCTCGGGTGCCCCTCGGTGAGGACGTGCCTTTCACTCCCAACGAAGCACCTCAGGGGACTGAGCATACTGTGTTGGAGACCCAGGCAAACAAACTCTATTACTACTACAAGGGTGGTGCTGATAACCTTCCTCAGATGAAGGTTGAGAGTATGTTTATCCAAACTCTTGAAGGTCTTCATCAAGATGAGGCACAAGTCCTCATCAAGTGTATCAATAAGACTCTTGGCAAACGCTATCGCATCACTAAAGCAGTGGTCGCTGAGGCGTTTCCTGAGATTCAATGGGGGAATCGGGGATGAGTGTTTACTTTGACCCGAGAACTAAGGTTGAGCAGGTCACTGTTGAGAATGCTGATCAAGTAATTGAAAAACTTCAAGAGCAAGAGAAGATTGCTCTTGGACAGAAAGTTATTACAGGTTTGGCACGACTCTTTATCAGTCCTGTAGTCCTTATGTTATTCTGGAATTGGATTATGCCTGGACTCTTTGGTCTGGCAACCATCGGATACCTGAAAGCATTCGGTCTTGTTGTAATGTCCTCCATACTTTTCTCTCGTAATGACTAAACCTTTTGATAATGTTGAAGTAGCATCACCCAAAGTCTGTCTCGTGTCTGTTACCCCAGATGCTGAGAAGACTATGGGTTATGTTGCTCGTGTTTCTAACCCCAACAACCAAGAAAATCCAAAGGTTGCGGGTCTTTTATCCTATTGCATCCAACACGGGCATTGGAGCGTCTTTGAGCAGGCGCATATGACGCTTGAGATCAATACCACCAGAGGTATCGCAGCTCAAATTTTGCGTCACCGTAGTTTCACATATCAAGAGTTCTCTCAACGGTATGCTGATACTAATCTGCTCTCCGCCACTATCCCTGTCCCAGATCTTCGGTCGCAAGACACTAAGAATCGTCAGAATTCTATCGATGATATTGAGGATGTAGAGAAAGCATTCTTCCAAGGTCGTATCGCTCAGTATTTTGCTGAAGGTATGGATCTTTACAATGAAATGCTCTCTCGTGGAATTGCAAAAGAGTGTGCTCGTTTTGTGCTTCCTTTGGCAACGCCCACCAAAATTTACATGACGGGATCAGTGCGTTCATGGATTCATTATATCAATCTGAGATCTGCTAACGGCACTCAGAAGGAGCACATGGACATTGCAGAGTTGTGCAAGCAACATTTCATCTGCCAGTTTCCAACTGTCTCTAAGGCGCTTGAGTGGTGTCCTGAGGGTGATTGTGGATGCTCTCATCATCTGGACGATTGCAACTGCTTACAACCATCATTGAGGATCGACTAATGCCTACTTACCCCGTGCTAAATAAGGTCACAGGAGAGAAACAAACTCTCCACATGACCATGAAAGAATACTCAACCTGGAGGGAGGAAAATCCTGACTGGGATCGTGACTGGATGGAGGGAGTTGGAGGCACTACCTACGGCAAACCTAAGCAGTCCGATGGATTCAAAGAAGTGATGCAAAAGATTCAATCCGAGCACCCACGAGCAAACCTTAGTAATTACACATAATGCCAAGAGCAAAGAAGACCATGCCAAATATGAATGGTATGACTGCTAAGCAGATGCGACGGAAGAAACCAATCAACCTTGAGCATCTTAAGACCATTGAGCCTTTGACTGATAATCAGAGTGTTGTATGGGAAGCCTTTGCAAAGGGACAAAACTTGGTCTTACACGGTGCTGCTGGCACTGGTAAGACCTTTATTAGTTTGTACCTTGCACTACAAGAGTGCCTCAACCCTTCTTCTCCATATGAGAAGGTCTATATGATTCGATCCCTGGTGCCAACCAGAGAGATTGGATTCCTTCCTGGAGATCACGAAGATAAATCCAACCTTTACCAAATTCCTTACAAGAATATGGTAAAATATATGTTTCAGATGCCTGACGAGTCTTCCTTTGAAGCACTCTATGCAAATCTAAGAGCACAAGAAACCATTGGTTTCTGGTCTACCTCTTTTGTCCGTGGTGTTACTATGGATGATTGCATTGTCATTGTGGACGAATTCTCCAACCTCAATTTCCATGAGCTTGACTCAATGATTACCAGGGTTGGTGAGAATTGTCGCATCATTTTCTCAGGTGATTACTTCCAGTCTGACTTGCAAAAGAATTGGGAGCGTGATGGAGTCCTAGACTTCATGAAGATTCTCAAGAATATGCCTTCCTTTACTAGCGTAGAGTTTGGTATCGAAGACATTGTTAGATCTGGTCTTGTCAAAGAGTATCTGATTAGTAAAATCGGTCTAGGTTTTTAATTCGTTATGTTTAATCATGTTGGTCCACCCGTTGAGATTCCTGAATTGGAATCACGGACACTCACCCAGGGTCGCTTCTATAAATTAGGAGAGTCCTGGGTGCCTTCTGTTACTACTGTTATTGGACACCAATCCAAGCAAGGCATTCTTGATTGGCAAAAGCGTGTTGGATACTCTGAGGCAGAGAAGATTCGCACTGCTGCTTCTTGGAGAGGCACAAAATTTCACAACTTAGTTGAGATGTATCTTCGTAATGAACACACAGAAATGTACAAAAGGTCTAAGAAGCCTGAGGAAGGCCAAGGTCTTACCAACTACCTTTTTAGGGCTGCTCGTAAGGATCTCGATCGTATTTCTGACATTAACCTTCTTGAAGCCCCTCTTTATAGCGCTAATCTATCTCTTGCTGGTCGTGTTGACTGCCTTGCTAAGTTTGATGGTGAGTTAGCAGTCATTGACTTTAAGACGACGAAGGAATTGAAAAAGATTAAATACCTAGAGAATTACTTCGTCCAGTGCTCTGCATATGCATACATGTATTACGAGCACACAGGTATTGAAGTTGATAAACTTGTCACCATCTCTGTTTCAGAGTCTGGTGAAATGCAAGTTGAGCAACGCTATAACAAAGCTGATTATGTAAACACCTTGGTCGATTACATCAAGGAGTATCGTGAGTATGTCAAGACCCTATGAAAGATACATTCCTAGGTATACCCTTCTACCGATTCTACTATCCTGGTGATGTGGAGTATGTTGCTGATGAAATGTCCAAGTTGGAATGGATTCGCAACGATACAAATTATATCTGGGGTGGCATCAAACAGAATGCTAGAGGACAAGACATGCACAATCTTCCTCAATTCAAAGATCTATTTGACTGGATCAACCAATGTCTTGAGGAAGTCCGACAAGATTTAGCACCACATGCAGAGAAGATGACTCTGGTTTCTTCTTGGGCAAACAAGAATGATCCTGGTGACTATTTCTTTGACCACACACATCCAAACTGTTTCCTATCAAGTAACTACTACGCAACTGGACACGCTGAGGATAAGACTGTGTGGTTGTATCCCAACCCTTACTATTCTGCAACGAATATTAGTCCATTCGGTGACTACACTGACTTCAAGTATCATCTTACACATGAAGAGCCTACTGAGCCTGGAAAATATATTATCTTTCCACCTACAATTAGGCACTATGCACAACCTAACACATCAAACATGCCACGAATGACCATTGCAGCTAACGCTTTTCCGTCAGGTCTGATAGAATCTGGTGGTGTCTCCAGAATGAGACTGGAGGTGCTTCCCAATGGATGAGATCGAAAAGGAGTTTATGACGCAAGGTAAGTTTACTTCACTGGTTGAAAACTTGGTGAAGGATAGTGGCGGTCTCTTGAATTACATTGAGGCAGTGACAACTATTTGTGAGGAGTATGAGATTGAGATTGAGATCGTCAATAAACTGATCTCTCGACCTCTCAAGGATAAAATTAAATGGGATGCACAGAAACTCAATTATGTAAAACGCACAAGTAGAGGAGTATTGCCCCTGTGACTGATAGTTTTTTTCAAACAGAGCAGGTGAAGCAGGAGATGGAGGACATCCAATCCTGTTACACAGATCTACTCAAGATGTCCGCTGGTCTGAAGGACTTTAACCCTCAGCAGAAGCGAGATCATATTGAGAAGACATTAGAATTGATTGCCAAACAAAAGGTATTCTATGCTCGCCTTGCCCTTGCCTCTCATGAGCCAGGGTCTGAGGAGAGCGTTTCCTTTGTTAAGGATAGAGTGGATCATATGTCCCAGGTATACAGTGGTGGAATGAATCTGATGCAGATTCTTGACATGATGGAAGAGAAGTTGCGAGGGTGGAGGAAAGAATTAGATGCCGAATCCTAACGCTCTCTATGAGGACATGGAGAAACTCAACGATCTATATGACGAGCTCTGCTGGGACCCAGACGACGACCTTCAATTCCTCCATGACGGGGAGAAGGTCCTGATCGTAAACCGCACACGGTCCCTTGACAACGCCTAAATACTGTGCCATCATTACATGGTGGCAAACAAACCACACACATCAAATACGGAGAATACAAACATGTCTTTCGCATCACTGAAGAAGTCCTCTGGATCTTCCTTTGCTAAACTGACTAAAGAGATCGAGAAACTTTCTAAACCTGCTGGTGCTAACGTTGACGAGCGTTTCTGGAAACCCACTCTGGATAAGAGTGGTAACGGTTATGCCGTCATTCGCTTCCTGCCCGAACCTGACGGTGAAGACTTCCCCTGGGTGCAAGTCTGGAGTCACGCATTCCAAGGTCCTGGTGGATGGTATATTGAAAACAGTCTGACGACTCTGAATCAGAAGGATCCTGTGTCCGATCTGAATCGTGAGTTGTGGAATAGCGGCACTGATTCCGACAAGGAAATCGCTCGTAAGCAGAAGCGTAAACTGTCCTACTACAGCAACATCTACGTTGTTAAGGACGAGATGAATCCTGAGAATGAAGGTAAAGTCTTCCTCTATAAGTATGGCAAGCGGATCTATGACAAGATCAAGGCAGCAGCACAACCTGAGTTTGAAGACGAGACCCCGATCAACCCCTTCGACCTGTGGCAGGGTGCAGATTTCCGTCTGAAGATCTGCAAGGTTGCTGGTTACTGGAATTATGATAAGTCTTCCTTTGCAAACCCTTCCACCCTTCGTGGTTTCGACGACGAGCAACTGGAAGAAGTCTGGAAGCAGTGCCACTCTCTGAAGGCATTCAATGCTCAAGATCAATTCAAGACCTATGAGCAACTGGAGAAGCGCCTCAGCGAGGTCCTGAAGACCCCTCAACGTGTCGGTAACGTGCTTGATGAGGAGTTTGAGGACGAAGAGGAAACTGTCACAGCACCCCCCACTCGTGGGTTTGGTAGTCGTGTAGAATCATTGAAGGAAGAGAGCGATGATGTCGATCTGTCCTACTTTGAGCGTCTTGCTACGGAGGACTGATAATGACAAAGGTCGTTGCCATTTCCTACACAAGTCAAGAGGCAGATAAGATTCTGGCAATGGAGTCTTATCTCATGGACCACTACGGATACAACCGATCTCAGTTACATAAACAACTGATTCGAGCTGCATACAATGAGGTCCAACAGTCAGAATTCCTCAAGCAAGGTCACCTAAAATGAAACTCCCCAACTGGCAGCATCATTCTAAGAAAGAAGCAAAGCGCACCCTGAAACCTCAGGCACTGCGCCAAGCGAAGAAGCGTCGTGCTGCCCTGAAAGCAAAACTACTTGCCTCTTCGGTGCTGCTAGTTGGGGTTGCCTCACCTGCTCAAGCAGTGACTTGGGGAGAGTTTTGGGAACCATTCACGGGCAATCACCACCATCATGTAGAGCACCACCATCACTACGAAGCACCAAGAAAGTGCAAAAGAGAAGTGAAAATCCGAGAGTGGGTGCCTGGATACTATGACGGGTCATACACCCACGAAGGTGGACCCCATTACATCCCTGGAAGATACAGGACACGCAGACATGTTAGGTGGGTCCCATGCAGTAGAGTCTTCTGAAAACAAAATTGACTTTTGATTTACAGATACCCCGAAAAAAAATTCGGGGTATTTTTTTGTCCCCAGGGTTTTTTAGAAATCAGTAGCCGTCAGTATTGGTCTGAGTGTTGCCTGCATTTGTCGCAGATTGGTTAGTAGCAGCATCAGTCGATGTAAGCGTAAATGACCCAGAAGAAGAGAATGGGTCAAGAGTGCCACTACCAGTAGATGTCGTAAATCCAGTAACAGGACCCGTATTCGCTGTATACTCTCTATTGGTAAATTGTTGATTACCCAAAAACTCGATAGATGGAGTTTTTCCAATATCTGTAGAATATTGCTTTTTGGTAGAAGTGAAGTTTTCTTCGACAACTTTGTATGTTGTCTTCACACCCGTTTCTTCGTCAACTTCATCACCAGGCAGATATGTGACAAGATTGAAGAATTCCTCTTTGAAGTCATTGAGGTAGTCTTTCTTCAAAACGTAAATAACACGCTTTCTCTCGTTTTCCAGCATTTCATGCTCATAGTAAGAAATGGGTCTAATTAACTCACTCCTAGGCACCTGAGATCCGTCTGGTTTGAAGAAAGTGAAGGTATCTGAGACTTCTAGGTCTCCTGGCAAAACAACCTTACCATTCAGTTTTTGCTCAACAGTGACATAATGGTGGATACCGCCTAATTGAGTATCTGAGGTAAAATTGTATTTTCTCTTAACAATCTCATACAACTCAACTTCAGTGACTGGCCAGTCATTGTAAATATTGATGATATTGTTAGATAGCAGGATAACCCAGTCATATTTGGTTGACCCATAAAATTTTTGACTGAGTTGATCGGGTCTTTCACCATTTTTGATGTAATACTTCTCAAAACCAAGAACGATGTCAGTTAGGTCATCTCTGATTTTGACCCTTCTGAAGAGATTCTTAGCACGGACATAAGGGGATTCACTATCTGATCGGAAACCCGTCTTCCTAATATTAACGTCAGGAAGATACTGAAAGTATCTACTCATTTCGATTCCTCCCCAGAGCTAGTTTCCGTTTTCTCCTCATCCTTAGACTCTTCGTCTCCTTCTCCCTCACTACCAGGAATCTTCAGGTCTTCAAAGTTAAACTCACCATCAGAGTTATACTTGAAGTTTGGATCGTAATCATTCTTAGTGAGCAGAGCGGTCTCTGCAAATGTAAGGGATACATTATACGAAACAGGACCATAGTCAGCAGTCCTATCTCCACCAAAACTCATCAAACTTGCATAATTTCCATCTGGGGCATAGTCGATTGACATGTCCTTAAGGACAAGTTTTGTTGGGAATTTCATGAGAGCAGCAAGACTTGCCGCCTTTCCTTTTGGAGCTTTGATTAGTTCTTCATTCCCACCTTTGTCAACATATCTGACGATTGACAGTCTGAAGAAGTCTGGAATAGTCAACCATTGACCATTCTCAGAGCTCCTTCCTGGCAGCATTGCCACTCTAAGTGTTTGGATGATATCTTGAATTGTCTTTACGTCTGATGCATTGCGTGGCACCAACTTCATGTTGAAGTTATGGGTCCTATAATTCATACCCTCAAAGGTAGTCTCCTCGTATGGGTTGAAGACTCTCTTTTGAGTTAATGCAGAGAGACTGTTAGCGCTCAGGTTTGATTGACCCCCAGTAGCACCCACAACAGCGTTGATGGCATCAGATCCCATCTTGAAACCCAGTTGTGCTTTACCTGCCTGTGCTGCTGCTTGCACTCTACCTTCAAATCCTTCGCCAATACCCTCAGACACAGCACCGATTGCCTGACTACCCACACCACCCAGTCTCTGATTGGTGTAGTTTGCACTGTATTGCTCTGCAAGTTTGTTAGGCAGATATAAATAAATTGTCTTTGCTATTGTATTAGCGGAGTCTCCACCCCCAACGTTATTGTACGGGTTGCTCTGTTGACTATCGTAGATATCCATCTTAAGATAGTCAATAACAGTTGTCGGATAGGATTGACCTTTTTTGATCTTTCCTCTCATTTCTGATACTGTAGCACCCTCTGGCTTGGACCTTGGGAAGATTAAGAGAGTCATATCATGAGTTACTCTGGACGTTACAGACCTTCAAATCCGTCAAAATATAAGGGAGATCCTACAAATATTATTTATAGAAGTTTGTGGGAAAGAAAATTCATGGTCTGGTGTGATAAAAATGAAAACATTCTTGAGTGGGGTAGTGAAGAAATTGTCATCCCCTACGTTTCTCCTGTTGACGGTAGGGTCCATCGCTATTTTCCAGACTTTTACATCAGAGCACGGACCAGGACTGGAGGGATTGCGAAGTTCATTATCGAGATTAAACCAGCGAAGCAGACTGTTGCCCCGAAGAAGCAACGTAGAGTCACTAAAAAATACTTGACAGAAGTCAAGACCTATGCTGTCAATGATGCGAAGTGGAAGGCAGCAAAGGAATTCTGTGATGATAGAAAGATGCAATTTCTCATCCTCACAGAAAAAGAATTAAAGGTATGACACTATTCAAAGACGTAAAAGATCTTGCTGGAGGTAAGAAGAAGTCAAAAGATTGGTATCGTAATCAGGTGAGATATGGTGCAGATCCGTTTGATGGTAGATTCACTCCTGGGAAAATCATCATGTTTAATTATTCTGCTGCTACTCCGAATCTTCCCTTTTACGACTCAAATCCACTGATCATCATTACCAAATCAAATATGAATGATGGTCAGTTTGAAGGTGGAAATATACATTACTTAAGACCCACTAGAAGAAAGGATGTGGGTGATTTGTGGTATCAAACAGGCACAAGGTATTATCCTAAGGTCTGTCACCATAAATACTTTATGTCTAATGCTAGTGGAATTGTCCAATTCAGCACAAAAGACTTTGAAAACTATGTGCCATTGCCATTAGAGCAATTCATTTTGAGAAAACCAACAATAGGACTCAATCTACCAGTCCCAAGCAACGTAATCTGGAGTCGCCTCTAAATGACCATCTACAATCCTAATGATTTTGGTAAATTTTCAGATCTAATACGCTCAGGCGACAAGGAGCCTTCGCGCTCAAACCTATATGAGATTCAGATCCAACCACCTGCAGCAATGTTTAACCCAAAAGGGGGTATCCTTGGGATCGAAGGTCTTTCTGAAGACGAGTATATAAGAACTCAGCGTGATTATTATGAATACATGAATTACTTTGCTGATAGTGTTACTGTCCCTGGTAGAAGATTGACTGTCGGCACAGTTAGAGATGTTGGTGCAATGCGTAGATTTGCCACAGACACCACCTTCTCTGAAATGCAAATTTCATTCCTCGTCACTAAGGATTACTGGCATAGAAAGTTTTTTGAGCGTTGGATGAATTATGCAGCATCTGACTCTGAGAATAGAGTAGCATTCTACGATGAATATATTTCTCAGATTATTATTAGAAAGTGGGAGTTGGCGTCCAACTATGTTGCAGAAACCAGATACAAGAAAGATACTTATACGTCTCGCTTAAATGCAGTTACTGGTGCATGGACTCTCTTCGGTGCCTTCCCGTTTGACATGTCTGCTATTCAACTGAGCAATGGTCCGACAGATATTATGAAGTTAGATATCTCATTCTACTATGAGAGATATAGATTTGATACTGTCGATACTAAGAAAATGTTTAGAGGGACTGAAAGAGATCGTAAGGTCAATATGCAAAACGAAGCGATCCTACAGTCACTTAGCATCGATCCCGCGCTCACAGATATCGCTTCTATTGGTATCTAAATAGAAATAACATAATGGTGATTTATTATGCCTTTACCCAAACTTGCTCTCCCTGAATATGACTTGGAGATGCCCCTAACTGGTCGAAAGGTCACTTACAGACCCTTCCTGGTTAAAGAAGAAAAACTCCTCTATCTCGCTATGGAATCTCAGAATGAGAAGGAGATGATCAAAGCAGTCAAGACTATTATTAAGAATTGCACCAACCTCCAAGAAAGGGAAGTTGACGGTCTTGCAACCTTTGAAGTTGAATACATCTTCCTCCGTATTCGTGGTAAAGCAGTTGGAGAGGTTAGTGAATTTAAGGTAACTTGTCCAGATGATGAAGTAACTCAAGTCGATGTCCAAGTGCCTCTTCAAGAGGTCACTATTGAAGTTCCTGATGATCATGACACTAAAATCATGTTTGATAAAAACGTTGGCGTGGTCATGAAGTATCCTTCTCTGGATGTCTTCGTTAGTCAAAACATGAAAGAGGATGAGGTCGGTATTGACGACATCTTTGAGCTTGCAGCAACTTGTATTGCTCAAGCATTTGATGAAGATGAAACCTACGATAACTTCACCAAGAAAGAAGCGATTGATTTCCTGGAGCAACTTAACTCCGATCAGTTTGCTAAGGTCCAAAAATTCTTTGAGACTATGCCCAAACTGAAATATACGATGACAGTCCGCAACCCCAAGACCAAGAAAGATAATGAAATCGTATTTGAGGGACTAGCAGCTTTTTTCGCATAAGTCTGCTGCATGACAATCTTGAAAATTATTACAAGACCAACTTTGCTCTAATGCAGCACCACAAATATTCTCTAACCGAGTTAGAGAATATGATTCCGTGGGAGAGGGATGTGTATGTGAATCTACTTCTTGCCTTCCTGCAGGAAGAAGAGAGAAGGCGTAATGCCGACAAGAACTCAAACAGAATGTCACTCTAATGTCAAAAATTAGGTCATACTTAACAGTTAAACCATTCAAAGCAGAGACTAAAGTTGGTCAAAACTTTAATGGTCTGCGCTTGTCGGTAAATCGCCTTGGGAGCACAACCCAGGGCATTGGCAAGAGTATCGAATCAATGCATACTCTTCTCAAGTTTCAGAATGAGTTTCTAATAGAGAATAACACATATACTATTGAAACAGATAAGAAGCGTGTTAAGAATAAGAAGGTCCTCAAGTCCAAGTTAAAGTTAGAAGAGAAAAAGAATACACAAAAGAGTAGAAGAGATGCTGCAGCGAAGCAGGCAGTAGATAGAGGCAAAGAAAACGCAGGAAAGGTAGAGAATAAAAAGAAAGAGTTAAAACCAGTCAAGACATTTCTTGAGAAGATCGCAGGATTCTTTAGCACAGTAATTAGTGCGTTTTTGGTATTTGGTGGTCTTGACTACATCTCAAAAAACGCTGATAAGATAGTTAAGGTAGCAAAGCTATTCTTTACGATAGCAAAGTTTGCCTACAAGTTAACTAAGATAGGTGTGTTCGCTGTCATGGACGGACTCACCAACATGTTTGGTGACTACTCTGTTAATGGCATCAATGAGAATGGCATTAAAAGAAAGTTTCGCTTCATGTTTGGATTCATCCAACTCACTGGAGGGTTACTTGCTCTGAGGTATATCACTGGACCTTGGAGAATCCTTACTGACCTTAACTTCCTTATTGGAGCATTCAGAGGAGTTTCAGAAGGCAATCAACAGATTGCATTACAAGAAGATCGCATGAAGGGTGGGTATTTCGATGCCCAGACTGGCAAATTCATATCCAAAGATGAATATAATGTCATGCGAAAGGCTGCCCGCAAGTCGGGCAATCTTGATGCGTTTGATCAAAGAATCAAACCAAATTCCACCATGGGTGGCATCAAGAATGGCATGGTTAGACGTGGCAGCAGTGCTGTCAAGGGTCTTGGTGGTAGGATAAGTGGTAAATTAGGTGGTCCTGGCGGCGTCTTGTCTGCTGTAGGGTCTGTTGCTGGTGGTATTGGTAGAATTGCAGAAGGAGATAGACCAGGGGAAGAGAAAGGCACAGCAGTAGGTGCTGGTGTAGGTAAAGCGATTGGTGGTATTGCTGGTGCTGCTGCAGGCACAGCGCTGCTTGCACCATTCTTGGGACCATTTGCCCCCATGGTCGGTGGATTTATTGGTGACTTCCTGGGTGAGTTTATCGGTGGTCAGATTGGACCCCTGATTGAGCCCATCTTTGGACCCCTCAAACGATGGTTTGGGATGGCAATGGAGGTCATGAAGGCGGTCTTCGAGCCCCTGTTGAAAGAGATTGGACCATTCTTTGAGGCATTCTTTGGTGTCCTAGGTAAACTGGTTGACTTCATTGTCAAGTGCATATCCCCTATCATGAAGTTTGTGGGGATGGTGCTTGGTGGTGCCATTCAGATTATTATTAAGACATTAACATTTACATTCAACTTAATTAAGAATATCATTGCATTCTCGTTGAATCCTGTTGGATTTGCCTGGAATGTGATTAGAGGTGCAGATCCTGGAAAGGATGTTGACCTGAAGAAAGCAGCACAACAGAAAGAAGCACAACAGAAACCAAACGTACAGCAATTTGCTCGTGGTGGTAAGGTAACAGTCCCAGATCTACTTCCACCCAAGATGATGATTGGTGGTGGTCTGCAAATGGCAGCTACAATGGGGATGGCGAATCCGACTAAGACATTTGATTTAGTTGGTCAGGGTCTCATTGGAGCTTTGTCTGCTGGCGTCAACATGTTTGGATTTGTTGGTGATGATGTTAGAAGGCACATTTCTGCAGATCTCAACAGACTTCAATCGGAGTTTGGTGGTCAACAGAATGTTGGCACAAATGGTGCTCCATTAGGGACTTTGAACAGGGTTAGCGATACTGGTGTAGATCCTAGCGGTGCAGAGAAAGAGAGTGGGAAAAAAGCATCCAAGATTGCTGCACTCCTTGGTCCTGGTCGTGGACTGCTTGGATTATTAAAGGATGCAATTAAAGCAGAGAAAACTAGGCGAGGTGAAGGGGGCCATTCTGGCACCCCTAGTGGCATCTCTAGTAGCAGTAGCTCGGGAGATGGATCTGACAATCTTGGGGGGCCGCTTCCATCGGGAAGCGTAGTTGATAAGGGCGCTGGCATCGCCAGAAAATTGATGAGCTCTCTGGGATTGAATGCTGGTGCAGCCGCTGGTATGCCTGGCAACTTCGTCGCTGAGTCTAGTCTATTGCCGAATGTTAGAGAGGGTGGTGGCACAGGACATTCTTGGCCTGCAGGTAGACGTGCTGTACCAGCAGGATATGGATGGGCGCAATGGAGTTTTAGCAGACACGATACGTTTGTAAACAAATTTTTGGGTGGATTTGGTGGTCCTGGTGGCGCAAGTACAAAAGTTGCCACGGATGAAGATAACTATAAGATGTTGATGTATGAATTGAAAAAACCTGGAGGGGGGTTCTCACCAGCCCACAGAGCAAGAGAAGGGATGCGCCAAGTTAGAAGCTTGGAGGACTATAAAAAGATCACGGATCCCGTGGAAGCAGCAAGGGCATTCAGGACATCCTGGGAAAGAGCGAATGAGGCTCTTGCTCACGATAGTGTCAGAATACAAAATGCAAAAGCAATCTATGAAAAGATTAAATCGGTCGGTGGTTTAGTCGAATTTGCAAAAGGTGGTAAGTTAAAAGACCAAGGACTCGCAGCTAAGACAAAGCATAAGGTAAGATCTAATGATGGCGCCCCTTCAGAGAATAGGATTGCATTCTCAGCAAAAGATGCAGAAAAGATGATGTTTGCTGCAGGTGGTGCAGTTAGACCTGCTGGACAACCTGGAAACAAAATGTTTATTCACTGGGTTGCTAGTGGATATACTTACAAAGGGCATGGATTCTATCACTCTATTGTCCAAGGTGATGGATCTGTTTATCAAGCACACCCATACAGTCAAAAACAAGGTGTTGGTCATACACACTTAAGAACCAGTCAGGGTATTGGTATTAGTGCTGCATGTTTGGGTGGTGGCAGTCCATCTAATTTCGGAAGTTTT